TCTGAAATATCAAATTTCATTAATATTCTAGATTCTGTTAAATCACTTGTAGCTGTATCTCCTTCTTTACGAAGTTCTAATATTTGATCTAGCCCCGCATTTCTGTACGGATCTTTTTCATATATGGTTGTATCTTGTAATGCTGGTATTGACCAAATCATAATTTAATTTTTTATAAAGAAACGACTTTACCTACTATATCTGAGTTAGGATATTTTACTTCAAAAACACTTGGATCTAAAGAAGGATAAATTACACCTGCTTTTGTTGCAGCCGGAATGTCATAAACATTTCCTGAATATCCGTCTGTGGTATTATATAAATTTAACACTCTCACAGAAGTTACTGATTGGACTCCTTCTACCCTATCTAATTCAGTATATATTTTAGATAAAACAATTGGCTGATTAATTTGCCATAATTTACTGTCAAATATAGATTTCATTTTATCAACACATTTGATAAGTACTTCGTTAGAATTATATTCAGGTAAAGTAATAATTTCAAATGTTACTCCAATATTAATTACGAATGCAGTTTTAATATTTACAGCATCAGTTAACATTCTATATTGGTTAATGTATGTTTTTAAATTTTCTTTAACTGCTGGATTCAATTCAACTAAATTACCATCTTTATTATAACCTAAAGTATATAGGTTAATTGCTAATGGATTAGGAATCATTTCTTGCCCATTATCAGGATTAATTTGTTGATCTTGTATTACATATGCTTTTGCAACTGACCCAAATTTTGGAGGCATTGAATAACATCTAATAATATAATCTTGAGCCGTTATTGCTCTTTGTTGAGTAGCAAAAGTTGCCATTGCATTTTGTCTAATTTCTTCTAAAGTTTCTTCACTTTTACCTCCTGCTGCTGGGCTAGGATTAGTACAAGCAACTGAAGCTTTAATTCTTGCTACTAACGCACCATCTAAATTTTGAGAATCTATTTGATATTCAATAGACGTAATATTTTTTAATGTACCTGCAGCGACATTAGATTTAAGACCTCCTCCTGTTGTATATTTAACAGTTAATGTTGTATTAGAAGGAGCTAAACCATATGTTTTAGTGTACATAAAGTTTGAAGGATCTATTGGATGGTCAAATTGAATTTGTAATCCATTTAAGCTAGAGCCTACATTATCTGGGTTTGGAATTAATTCTTCATCGTCATTATCAGACACTCCTGGCCCAAATTGAATTTCTAAATTTTTATCAGACCTAAATTTAGTTATAAATCTTCTAGCAGTTTTCTTTAATTTTAAAAGATATGGAATGTCATTATATTGAGATAACTCTGGATCATTTTGTACAGTGTTTGCAATAGTCTCAAATACCATATCCTGTGCTAAGAATGGTACTTCAGTCCAACTATTATTATCTGAATCTGTTATAGACATTACTTCTATAATATCAGTGTCTTCAATTAATATTTTGTCAAACCTTTTAGCATTTCCGAAATTAAACGTTTTAGTTTGAATTGTACCTGCTATTGATTTAACTTTTTTCTTTAACAAATAATATTCAGGAGTATTGTCATTATCATTAACTTGATACACAGACACTTCCGTTGGGTTAAGACTACTAGACACTGCAAAATTTACTAAAGATAATGTTCTAAATTCTGAATTAGATTTATCATCTCTAATAATCATATTTTCTTTTAATGTAAGAGCATATGCCCAATCAGGAGCTTTTCCTTCAGGTGTTGTTTTAGCAGGTAATAATTGAAATACATCAATATCTACAGTTGCTGGAATTGTATTTTTTGTTTTATATCCAACGTTTTGTGCTAATGCTAATATATTTGGTCTATTATCTGCATATTGCAAAAACGATTCTTTTAATTGATTATCTGTATAATATGATAAAACGTCCCCAACATAGGATGCCATTTCTATAAACATCATACCAGGAGAAGTTTCATTAAAATCGTTGTAAGTGTTTGGAAAATAATTCTTTGCAAACTCTATTAAGTTTGCTCTAAATTGTCCAAAATCTTTATTAAGATATCTTATATCTTTTTTAGTCTGTGCCATATTATGTTAATTCAATTGAATTTGCTGTTACTAAAAATGTAATTGGTTTTTCTGCTTGCTGACCATTTAAAGAAACTACTAACGATACAGTAACTCCATGGTCTTCTTGATTTCCTAAAACTGCTATAACCGGGTCTACCGTAATTACGTCTAAACTAACATAAGGTAACCAAAATTTAACAGCATCTTGTATAGAGTTTCTAATAGATGTTACTAGCAAATCTGTATTTTGTTCAAATAAAGAATCTTGTAATGTTGTACCAAATTCAGGTTGCATTATTCGCTCTCCTTTTCTAGTAAGAATTAAATTCTTTAAATTTGAAATTACTTGTTCTTCAGTTGAATAAGATAAATCAAATAGTACTCCGTCGTCCCTTAACATAGGAATTTTAATTCCAACTGCTATATCCGGAAGTAAGTCAATTGTATTATATCTTTTTTCGTATGACATTATAGACCTTTTTTCTTATTAATTGCTTTCATTAAAGCTGAATAGTCTTTTGTAATTGCATTTACTACTTCATCCGGTACATTTGCAGGATTAATAGGACGACCTTCTGGATCGACAGATGGTATTGCAGCAGCTTTTGACATACCCATAGAAGCTCCCATTTTCATTGTTGGCCATTCATCAAAATCTCCACTATAATCAACTACACTTTCATTCATCGCAGCATATGGGTTTTCAGAACGAAATCCTCCTGTTTCATTTAAAATATCATTTAGCATAGAATTTTTTGTAAATTGCTGCTTAGGTTTTGGTTTTGGTTTATAAGTGGTAGTATATGTAGGTGTTGGTTCTTGATTAACAACTCGTTTTGACTCTGTAATCATAGGACCAAACTGCTTTAACTCTGTACGTACCGCTGTCGAAACTTCTTCACGAATTACTTTTCGAAGCGCTTGTATAAAATCTTTTGAGTTCATATTATTCTTTTTAATAATTATTTAGTTTATTAATTTACTAGTATTTTACGATTTTTTCGTAAATGAAATATCACTTAATAAAGTAGGTATCTTTGCTTTTAAAGAAGCTATCTTTCCCCATTGAGGGTCTGATTGAGTTGGCGCGCATGGCCCAACGGGAGATATATCAGTCAATGCTCCTATAGCATCAATTAAATCTTCCATCCACGCCTTCCATTTATTACCTAAAATTAATGGTTCAGATGAATCAGTACCTAATTCCATCTTTTTAGCGTTAAGAGATACTATATCTTTAGCGTCAATTGTTATTGCAGTTTCTGAAGATAATGCAATACCTTTTTTAGCGAATGCTATAATTTCTTTTTGAAAACTATTAAATACAATTCTACCTGATGATATTAAAGTTTGTGGAGTCGTTCCCCAATTTTCATCTTTCCAAGAAGTTAAACTATACTTATTAGTTGAAGATAATACTTTAGACGCCTGTTCAAATTCTATATTTTGGCCAGACGCTTGAATTATTACATTATCTTCTTTATTGAAATCTTCAGTAATAAATCCATTTATCTTTCCTCCTTTTTCTTGTACTGAATTTCTAAATATAGTAATTGGAGCAGCTGGTTTACCGTTTGACCATTTAGGTTGCACAGTAAATTTACCTGATTTAGGTGTTGTAGAAAATCTAATTGAATTTCCATATCGACCTTCAATCAACATATCACCTATATAATGTTGTAATGGACGTACTTTATCATTTTCTGTAAAGTTATCGTCTACTTTTGGCTCTGAAGGTTTATTAGTATTCCCTGCTGCAGCGGAATTATATTTACTAGCGTCTCCAGAAGTAGCATTTATTTGAACTGTTTTTGCAGTTGCAGTAGGTAATGCATTATGATGTATACTAGATTGCATTGACACTACATCTAGATAATATGTGTCGCTGGTATTTCTAACTGAAGAGCCATATGATGAAGGAGCTTTAATTAGCAATACAGCTTCGCCTACAATTGGGATTCTTAAAAATCCAATATTTAATGGCTTTGCAGTTATAGTAGTAACTTCAGCTACATCAGACGCTGGTCCGGAACCTATTTCTTTTACTCTTAAAGCGTATATTAAATTAGGTTTATTGTCATCGTAGATTACCTCTAAAACTTCACCGGCTGTGATTTCATATTTCATATTAATTCAATCCGTCTATAATATCATTGAGTTCAGCTTCGATTTGATCTTGTTGAGAAACTAAATCAACTACTTTTTTGTTAATTTCTTCTTCATCTTGTACAAGATTATCTAACTCCCCTAGAAGTTGTTTCTTTTCTTCTTCAGATAATATCCAAGAGTTGCCAGTATCGGCTTGTACTCTATTGTTAGTAGAAACTAACCGTTGTACTACAGCGGCTAGTTTTACTAGATGTTCGTCATTCTTAACACCTACTTCTATATATTCTTTGATTAGAGGTACGATAACTGTTGCATCCCCTATGTTTTTAATTAGTGGTCTTAACTCACCAATTAACATATTAATCTGACGGTCCTTTTTAGAACTATTAGAGTAAATGTCTTTCATCAAATCGGAAAATTTCTTTCCTTTAAAAATTTCTATATCAAAATCCATAAATTCCTTTAAAATAAATATCTTTATTCTAGGAATTCTGATTTTTTAAATCTAGCTTTATCTAAAGAAACATTTCCGGTATGTTTATAAGTAAAATACATTTCAGCATAAGCATTTTTCATTGCATTAACTACTCTTGTAATATACTGAGTTTTTACTCCGGTTCTATCTCTAATTAAAATGTATAAAGCTTTTTTATTGAAGTTTTCAATGTTCTCTCTATTTCTAAATAACTCTAAAACTGAATCGGCTACTTGAATATCTGCTTGCTTTTTAAATAACGCGGTTAAATTATTATCCATATATTCTACAAACAAATCCATAAACTCTTTCTTTTCAGCTACTTCCTCTTCCCTTAATACTTCATTGATGATATTTCTTTGGTCATCAATTGCCTCAGTTGGTTCAGTATTTTTAAATTTATTATAATTTGCATTATTATGAATAATCAAATAATTCTTTGCAATAATAGAAAAATAAGAAAATGCTTTACCCTTATTTGGATCTACATACTTATGAATTTTTTCATTTAAAAAAGCTACCACTTCATGTTTTACATCTTCATAAGGAACATCAAAGTGATAAAATTTAAAAGTATGAATAATATTTTCTACTAACTTATCAAAAGGATATTTAATTTCAGCGTCATATAATCTATTACGCTCATATTCATTTTCTAACTGATTATATAATAGAATTGCATTTTCAGTTTCTTTTGTAAAGTATTGTTTATTTTTAGGTTTACGTCCCCTTGTTTTAGGTTCTGTAACTTCTGCAATAACTTCTGCTACTGGAGCTTCAATTACTACTTCTTCTGTATTATTGCTCATAAGCTTCGTTTATTGTATTAGTTAGGTCATCTACTAGTACTTGAATTTCTTTAAATACAAATCCAACTTCATCGTCAGCTTCAAATGACCCTTTAATATCAATTTCTTTTAATTGAACTTGAACATCTAATACCTTTTCTCTTACAGAGTCGACTACATCTATATAATAAGATACTTGATCTTCAAGTTGTTCTGTTTGTTTTACTAAATTAATAATAGCGTAAACTAATACAGCTACAATTAATACAAATATAATTGTTAATGATATCATGGGGTTCCGAATATTTCGTCAAAGGCAGATTTTAAATTTTCATTTGTAACCTGGTCTCCGATATTAGACAATTTTGATTTTACTTTTGGTTCTTGTTTTACTGTTTCAGGAGCATGATTAGTATTACCTTCAATCAATGTAGCTAAATGATCAGCGTGATGTAATAGAATAGGCATATCACAATTTAATGAAAACTCAGGAAGTCCTCCCATTAAATAAGATTCATTACCTTTAGAATATAAACCATCGTGCAGTTTAATTGCTAGGTATTCATTTTCTGAAACATCGATTCCATACTCTTGAAGTAAAAATAAACTTCTGTCTGGAACCTTCATGAAAGTTAGTCTTCCATTAATTTTGTACACTTGACCTCTTTTAACGTGCCAATCTGAATCATTAGGAATATAATAATCTTCTTTGGAATTTCCTATTTTACCTAAATCGTGATTCAATGCTGAAAAAACTAGTTCTTCTTTTGTAAAATTACTTACGTTTGCGCCAGAAGCTTGCCAAGTTGAATATAATTCTAATGAACATTTTACTACTCTATTTATGTGATCAATATAACCTCCAGGAAAACAATTATGTCTTGTCGAATGTGATGATGCAGGTGCAGTACAAATCTTTTCTGCTAAACCTTCATACATTGAAGTTAATTTTTCTTTTCTAGGACTAGAAATATAATCGCTAATAGTATTCATTAGCAAGTCCCATTGTTTTTCTGTATCTTCTATTTTGTGCATAACTTTAAATTAAATTACTTCATCAATAACTCCTAATTCTTTTGCTCTAGCTGCAGAAATATAAAAATCTTTTCTACAAGACTTTCTCCAAAAATCTTCAGTCTGATTTGTTTTATCAGCCATCATAGTATAGAAATCATTTTCCAATCCATCTATGTGGTCTGCATTTGCTTTTATATCAGCCGACTTACCAAATATCTCTGCCGATGCTTCATGAAGCATAATAGTAGTTAATTTAGATGCAATTCTTTTTCCTGTCCCACATGCTAAAATCATTGCAGCTGCAGACATTGCTCTTCCTCTTGCAATAATATTAACAGGTACAGATAAAGATTCAATATAATCAATTATACCTAAAGCTTCATATACATCGCCTCCATTGGAATTGATTAATAAATTAATTGGATCTTGAGCTTTTTCTTCGGGTCTATTTTTAAGAATAATTCTTACTTTAGAAATAAAATCAAATAGCGAACCTAACATAATATCGCCATGCATATAAATTACAGACTCGTCTATATTTAATCCATAGTCAATTTCATTAAAAGTATCATCTTCTTTTTTTGAATCTTCTAAGTCCGTAATTTTCTTTTTTGTTTTTATAGGCTCATCATAAATGCTGTCCATTTTTATAGTTTTTGTCATATCGATTTTTAATTTAAAGTAATATAAGGTTTTCTTTCGTAATTTAAAAGATATTACATTAACTTTTTCAAAGCACGATTTGCTTTTGCTAGAGCTCTAGTTAATTCTGCTCGCTTACCTTTTCTAGTCTCAAGAATTAAATCTGATTTTAACCCTTTTATTTCTTTACCTAAAGATAATAACTCAGCGTCTTTTTCTTGCTTAGTCATTTTTTTCTTTTCTGTCTTAGGTTCGATAACGGTAACTGGTAATGTACCTTTTAAGTCTGCTTGCTCTACTCCTTTATGAAAAACAGTACCGTCAGCTGCTACATAAAGTTTCATAAATTTCCAACCTTTTGGGTGACCTGATCTATTTACAGCTCCTCTTTCAACAGGCGGTTCAACATGTAAATTTACACATCTATAACATAACACAGCAGTTGCTTTTTCAGATACAATTACCCATTCATTACATTCTTTTCCTTTCCACCATTTGCCTCCGGGTACAGAATTTTGACAAATCATTATTCTTTGATTGTCTTTAATTTTAGATTTGTACTTCGACTCTGCAACTTTTTTAATTGTCTTTGCTTTCATAACTTTTATTTAATTAATAAATCTTAACTCCGTATGCTGATTGATCTTGTGCTTTTTTTGCTTCTAATTTAGCCGCTGTCTTAGCCGCTTCGTCATCGATTATAGGTTCCTGGGGTACAATATCCAATGGAATTGATTCGATTGGTTCTTGGGGTGTTTCTGATTGTATTTCGTCTACTATTTCAGCTAGTTCTTCATCACTGAAATTGTCTAAATTATCTTCATTGTCTGGTTTAGATTCGTTTAACTGATTATAAGCAATAACCATACAAATAGCTAACGGATCAAATACAATCATAAATAAAATTATTAATATATTAACAACTTTATCCATTGGAATATTTAATACTTTAGAAATGTAAGTAAGTGAACCTAACTCTGACGATAATTCATTTTGAATGCTAGCCTGAGTAATATTTAATTTTAATTTTGATGACTCTGTGGAATACTTAACAATGCTATCATTTAACTGAGCAATTTCTTTATTTAATACTTTAATAGATTTATCTGTATTAGAAGCTGACTTCTCTACTGACTTAAAAGATTTATTAGAGTTAATTAAATTTGATGCTCGCTGTTCTTGGGAATTTCTAATCGAAAATAAATTATTTAATTGAGCAGTCTTACTCTCTAATTGAGATTGATATGATATTAATCCAGAGTCGAAATAAGATTTCTTAACACTTAAACTATCAGTAATAGATTGAGTTAAATCATATTTAGATTTTGTTGTTTGATATGCTCCAGATAAAAATCCATATATACCTATAGAAGTTATTATAGCTATAATTGTTACAGCAGAAATTAAATACACTCTTAATGTCTTATTAACAACTTTCCATTGTTGATAAAGATAAGATGCAATTACTAATTTGGAAATTTCCAGAGTAGATGCCATTGCTATTACTGCTACCATTGCACCAGCAAATAGTTTAGATAGACCTACTATAGAAAAAAATGCCGCACAAGCAGCTAATGCAAGTGCGACAAATCCTACTAATATTTTTAAAGCAGTTTTATTCATCAGCTTCTAATCCTAATCGTTCAACAACTAAATCAAGTTCCTTTCTAATATCTTGAATGAATCTAATTGCATCAGCTCCAGATATATCAGTATTTGAAATAGCTCTTTCTAATGTAGCTAGCTTTGTAGATTGAGCTTCTAGCTTTCTTAAAGTTTGTTCTTTGTAGCGCATGGCAAATTATAATTTATAGTTAATAAAATTATTATAATACTAGTATAATAATATAATAATAAATATTATAATATTAATAAAAGAAAATATAATTATGTAACTGTTTATGAAACAGCATCTTTTTGCAAAGTATTTTTATGCAGTAATCGATAATTCAATAAAGCTAACTCTTTTGCTTTAGCTTCGATCATAATATCAATATCATTACCGTAAGTATCAATATAGTCAGTAACGTAATCAGAATGCGCTCTAGGATTAAGCTTGTCATTGGATTCGTGTAACGATTTCGATTCAGAGTAATGTACTGCAGGCTTAATATTCGACCAGGTCGACATAGCAAGCTCTAATGCTTCTTGTTCTGTCTGACCGCCATCACAAAATTTATGATGATGATAGTCAAACACAATCGGTATTTTTGTTCGCGAATGGATCAACTCATATAAGTCTCTAACTGAATACATAGATGCTTTGTCATCATTTTCAATAGTTAAACGGGAACGAACACCCTCGGATAGCCTAAGAAAGTTTTTACACCAAGTATCAGCTGCAGTAAACTTATCGCCATAAGTAGCTCCAACGTGAATATTAATCTTATTATAAGGAGTACGAGACAAACCCATTAAGTCAAATAATTTTGCATGCATCTCTAAATCTAAAATAGTATTGTGTACTACTTCTTCACGCGGAGATGCAAGTAAATTAAAAGGACCTGGGTGAGTCGTTACACGCACACCGTTGTCAGTAGCGTATTGACCACATCGGGCTAACACGGTACATATTTCATCAAAGTCTGGGAAGGTAGTTACGTCGACTTTATTGCCCCATGGAAATAAATCACTACCTAAACGAAAAAAGAAGATATCATTATCTACATTCCATTTAAGAATAGTTTCTAAATCTAACGCATTTTGCAATGCTAATGCAGAAGCGTGTGCTACACCTTTTTCTTCTAAAGTAGCCTTGCGCATAGCTCTACCGGTAAGAACACCTTTCTTACCTAGAGTCATATTAATACAAGCATAACCGATATTACCCATAACTTTTATTTTTTATTTATTATTTTTTATTTAGTATAAAGATAAGTTATTCATTCGTAATTACCAAATGAATCTTATTTTATTTTTTTAGGTCTACCTCGTTTAGGCACTTCGACCTGGTCGTCAATTTCAACCGCTTCTTCTATAGTTTGACAAAAATACATAATGCCTTCTTTACGAATAGCGATATCCGCATTTAGCCATTTTTTAATACCATCAACATCTCTTACCCTAGATTCTGGATAATATCGTAATATTTGAAGTAAATTGTCATTGAAACGCACCAAATGCGTTGAAGTTGGAATCATAACTTAATTTTCTGATATTCTACCTACCTTGCCTAACATCGTATATACTTTACAATATTTTTGCTGATGGAATATTTTTTTCTGTGGTTTTGTTAAAGTTTGCTCTGATAATAAATAACCAGTTAATATCATTTGATTAATTGTATCTGCTATAAGTGCTAGAGATTCTGAATTAATGATAAGTTTATCATTTAGGAATATCATATTAACAGGAGCTTTTTCTGATATAGAAGCCGCTATAATAGTTTGTAACTTACTTTTGAAAGCATCGACAATATCATCAAATTTAGCTAGATCAGATTTAATTTCTGAAGTATCGTAACGGTCTTCAGGTTCTTCATAATTTTCTGAACCAGTGCCATAAGACTCTTCACATATTAAATCGTACATGAATAGCAATTTTTCATCCTCTGGCAAACTGTCAAAGAATGAATAATCTGAATCTGATATTATGTAGTCGTTAAAATTCATACGCTTTCCCTTTAATAAATATCTCATAGGACAGCCAAGCCGGGTCAGTTATATGTTTTATTTTTGAAAATATTTCCGGATTATGGAAAAAAGATCTCAATCCACGGTGACGGTCTTCTGAATCTTTAATAGCATTAATTTCATTAAGTGATGCTATTTCAGATATAGATAGTAATTGCTGAATTAATTCAACTAGCTTTGTTTTAGACATTTTTATAAAGAGTATTTAGATACGATGTAATCTCTGGTGTTAGAGCATAACCTTCTGCTACATATTTAATACATAGCAGAACAGTCATATACTCTTTGTCATTTGGATAATACTTTGTTGAAATTTTATTTCGAACTACATACAGCTTATCCAATACTTTAATCTTTCTCTCTTCTGAATCATATCCGTTATAATCAAATTGGTTTGCAAATTCTTGTTCAACTAACATTGAATTGACAGACTCACTTAAACTACTACTAGTAGCCATAGTTGGACTTTGCCCTTGAGTTATTTGTCTTAACTTATCCGCAGTGTCATGTTTAGACATTACGTGATTGATAAATGATTCAAAAGGAGCAGGCATTACGCTTCTACTTTAGATTTTGGTTTTCTTTTATAAACCTTTTTCTTTTTAACAGGAGCTACTGTCTCAGTAACTGTAGTAGCAACTGGAAATTCAGAAGCTTTCTTTGCATTCACAGAAGTAGCATTTCTTAAATCTCTTACTAATTGATCTCTCTTTTTAGACAATGCATCTACATGCGCTTGAAGTGCAGTTACGATTGCTTTTTGATCTGCAATTTCTTGCTTGAATTTTTTGTCCATTTTATTATAAAAAATGGCACCTGCAGCTAATACAACTGCAGTAATCACATAAACTAAAATCATAATGTTTATTTTAAAATGTAAAATGTAGTATCTCCATCAAGGTAATCGGTTCTGCATATAACTTTTTTATAAGTTAATTCCAAATAAGACAGCCAAGCGGCTGGCTCCCAAACGACTATTGATCGTTTGTCTTCGTCTGCAATGTCCTCAGGGATACCTGTTAATAAATTAAATGCTACACCGATCTTGGCTTTGTCGTACATTTTTGCGACAACTGCCTGTGCATAATTTGCTGGGTCTTTTATTGCTATATTAAACAACCCTGAGCCCACCACCCAGTCATAATCCGCACCTGCATCAATATTTAACACATCTAAAGTCTCAACAGATACTTCTGGATACTTTTGTTGTGCAACATTGATAATGTTTGGATTGTAATCAATACCTTTGTATACTAAACCTTTTTCCATAGCTAATGGATACATATCTGCTCTACCACAGCCTACGTCTAAAACAGACAGACCTGGTACAGATGCTAACCATAATGCAGCTTCGAATAGAGTTTCTTGTTCTTCTTTAGAAGACCATCCTACAATTTCAGGAGCGTTTAATATCTCCCACTCACGAAGTTCACTACTTTGAGCCATTTCAGTTTCAGTACTAATTGATTGATTTTCTTCTTCAGTGTATTCTTGTTGATCAGTTTCTTGATCTAAAATAGGAAATGAAAGAGTTTCTTCAACCTCTTCACTTTGTTCAGAATACACAACTTCACTGTCGAGAACTTGAATGTCTTCTACAGCTACTTCAACATCAGCTTCAGTAGTAACTTCAGCATCAGTCTTTTTCTTAAACATGTTTTTAAACATAAGTCGTAACTAATTGGTTATACAAATAAATATCCTAATCATTTGAATTTCGCGAATTAAATTCAGGTTTTATTTTTTTAGCAATTTTATCTGCCATACTTCTACCTTCAGATCGCATTGGATGAGTTCTATTCAAATTTTGTGATATTCTACATGAGAGCTGGGCCGTTTCCCAAGCTAATAATGGACTAGACTGAGGAGGCATAAGTTGTTCTTCTAAAACATCTACAATAGAAAAATCATCTTTTTCTTGCATAATAGAATAGTATCCTTTTCTAACCATTGTTAAGAAAGCACCTGGATATTGTTTATGTACTCTTCTTTTATATTTTTCTACTGTTTTAGCTTCCTCTTTTGTGTAATTTATCATTCTATATATCTTTTATCCTTGTGTCTTCTGTTAATTAATTTACGTAGGTGTTAGACAGGCTAACGTATGAAAATATACCCGGAATTACCCGAATATATTTTCGTTATCTATTGCAGGATCTTCTGCAATTGGAATATGAGAATTTTGTGACGGAGTTCTTTCATAATCAGTTAAGTACTTAAACTTTTGAAATAAACTACTATAATCTAAATCTGAAGGTACTTTACTTTCTTGAAATTTAAAGCCTAAAGATTTTGACACTTGACCAATATTGTGAGCAACGGTAGCATCTAATTTAAACTCTTTATCAGCTTCTGCTAATTTCAAATTAACTTCAATTAATTTTTTTGCAGATGCCAAAGTCATTTTACCTAACTTACCATCTATTGTTTTTAATCCAAAAATCGTGTCGTCAATACCCGGTCTAGACTCAGAAATTTTTTCTTCAACAAATTTATTAAGCTGCTGAAGTTTATGATATATCAAACTATTAGTATTAAAGTCAATAGTTTCATGAGCAGTGTCTAAAATTTGTCTAAACATTTCTGACATAGTCTTTGAGTTCAAACCTCCTGTCATACCCATATAAGCATCCATAATTGAATTTTCTTCTTTCATATTTTATTAATTAGATTCTTCCATATCAACAACTCCAGTATCTTTTACAATACCTTCTAACACTTTAAACTCAAAAGATTTGTGTTTATAAACTTTTGGAGTTATACCAAAGTTATCAATTCTAACACATACTCCTTCTCTAATATGAGTAGCATCTAATTTAGAAGCACCTTTAGAAGCTTCATCGACAAGCGAACCTAACATATTATAAACATCTCTATCATCATTAGATTTAATCATTAATGCTATCATCTCTATAGAAGTGATAAATAATTCAGGAACATACATAACTCCTAATTCATCGCATCGCTTCTTAACATCGTCCCAAGTTAAATCTACAGAGTGACCTTCTTCATTAGTATTAGTAATTCTATAAACATATACAGCACATTCTTTTTCAGGACACCCATAAGAGTAAGGCATTTGCTTACTATATAATTTAGTAAACTCTTTATCTCCCATTTTAGTAGTATCAACTGAAGGCATTATAGATGCTCCGGTAGATTCAAATCCAACAATTTCAAAATACACAGATTCTCCTTTTCTTAAGTTACCCTTGAATATATTGAATGCCTTATCTCTAATAGTCGGGTCATGGAATTGAGTACCCTTAGATTCTTCAATAACCACTCTACGAGTACCGTTTAAATACATCCATTCTTTATCTTGAACATTAACACCTATAAACTTTGCAATTCGATCTTTAAAGGAAAGAGGCTTGTCTACTAAAACGTGAGCAACTCTACCTGAAGTACCGTGAAGCTTTTCAGTTACCACTAATCTTTGCCCAGGCTTAAATTCAGTAACATGTTTACCAAAGTGGTCAGTATCGAAATGTTCTTTAAACATAATTGAAGTTTTCGCTACTTTAATTTTTTTACCTTGGTTCTCTCTAGCTAATTTCAAAGTGTTTGGGTTGATATACTTTTCACAGATAGGAACTCCTTTCCATTCAGTAAATTCAAAACCTTCTACATCTAAACCTGTAACTTGAATAAACCCAAATTGATGAAGTGGAACCCAAAATCCGTCAGATACTTCTCCTCTAAATTTTTGTGTTCTAACTCTTCGATTTTCGTCAAACATTCCACATTTGTCTTTTGGAAACTTATTCATATCTGCCTTGCGATACAAGTTGTTAGCAAAACAAAATTCATGAGATAATTGACCGTCTGTCGGGAAATATACACCTAAATGACCTTCTTGACAATCCAATCCTACTACTACTTGGTTACCATGACAAGTAGCTAATTGCACTTTATCTGCATTAGGATGAGGTCTTACATTTGTTAACTTGGTAACTATTGCTGCATACGCCATTATAATTCTATTTTTAATTCTTGATTTTTTGTTTTACCTAAAAGGAAATCTTCTTGCTCCATAGCATCTAGAGCCATCTTTTTTTGATCGGCTTTTATTTTACTAATAAAAGTACCTACAACTACTTTACCTTGTTTAATAGCCCAACACGCACCAAATTTTTCGTGCTGGGTTGGGACTACTCTATAACTTGACTTTTTCATTACTTAGAATTTTTTACTACATCTCTTTTATTTACAAACTTCACAGCGCCTAAAGCATTTTTTACTGAGATTCTTGTACCTAAGTCAAATAAATCTTTATAATTAAATTCATAGCTTACATCAACTACTCTGGTAATCTCACCATCCGCATAATAATGTAACTGTTCTTTTTCTAAAACTATTGCAAATTTACCAAAACTAATGGTATTTGTCTGACCTGGTTGAATTGACTGAGCTTTC